AGCAGATACTACAGTCTTTGATGACTCAAGGCCGAAGGATTTAACAAAGCTTAAAAAGAGCGAACTCCTTGCGTTTGCTCAGTCTCTTGTTTCTCAGATGGAAAAGCACGAGACCACAGTTCTTCGAGAAGTAAAACCGAATGCAAGTATTGATCACCCCACGATGAAACCTGTTCGGCTAATAGCTCGATTAATCAGAAACTCAACAGCAGGAAAAGGATTGATTTACGATCCCTTCCTCGGATCAGGAACGACGCTTATCGCTGCGGAGCAACTCGGGCGCAAGTGTTACGGCATGGAGATCAGCCCTCAGTATTGCGATGTGATCGTTCAGCGGTGGGAAAAGCTTACTGGGAAGACGGCAACGCTGGAGGTGAAAAATGGGTAAAGGACGGAAACCCACTCCGACGAACATCTTAAAGATTCGAGGATCATGGAGAGCGAAGACACGACCGAACGAACCGACTCCAGAAGTGATGAAGGTTGAAGCACCGGAGTTCCTCGGAGCTCGAGAGCGAGAGATCTTCGACAAGATGGCTGAGAAATTATTCGACCTCGGAGTTCTTACCGAGATCGACGCGGGAGCTCTCACACGATACGCAACGATTCTGGTGCGATGGATGGACGCTGCCAGGCAGATGGCCGAGGGCGTCGCGACTCACATCGCCATCAAGGATGATGCAGGAAAAGTTAAAAGCTTTATGCCTACACCTCCTTACATGGTTTTCAATAAGTCGAACGAACAGCTCATGAAACTTGAAAGCGAATTTGGTCTGACTCCCGCAGCGAGACCGAGACTCCAGAGCAGCAACGGTGGTAAAGACGGAATCATCGATATTATGAGGGCGATCGAGTGACCGTGAAGCAACCACGAAAAAAGAAGCCTGTTGCAAAGGATCATCGCATCGTGCGATTTTTCGGAGAGCACTTACGTCATACGAAAGGCGAGTGGTCGGGCTCGGAGTTTGTCCTGGCTGAATGGCAGAGACAGTTCTTAAATGAGTTATTCGGAACAGTGAGAAAAGATAATCTCAGGCAGTACCGCACCGCTTACCTCGAAGTTCCTCGGAAGAATGGAAAAAGCACACTCGCAGCAGGCATCGCTCTTTTTCTTCTCTGTCTTGATCGTGAAGAGGGCGCAGAAATTTACAGTGCAGCGAGCGACAAAGATCAGGCCAGCATCGTATTTGATCAGGCCTGCCAGATGATCGAAGAGAACCCGAGTCTCGGGTCGCAGCTTCGCATCTACAGAAACAAAACGATTGAGCATAAAAACTCGAACTCTTTTTACAGATCGCTTTCATCGGACGCATTTACGAAACACGGGCTCAATGCTCATGGGGTCATCTTCGACGAGGTTCATGCTCAGCCGAATCGAGAGCTCTGGGATGTCTTGACCACCAGCACCGGAGCGAGGCGACAACCGATGACACTCGCACTGACGACCGCAGGGCATGATCGCCAGAGTCTCTGCTGGGAACTACGCCAGTACGCTGAAGGGGTCAACGATAAGCTGATACATGACCCGACTTTTTATTCTCGGATTTACACATCGACGGGCGACTGGAAGTCAGAGTCGACGTGGAAAGAGGCGAACCCGAATTATGGCGTCACAGTTAAAAAAGATTACTTCGAAAAAGCAGTCGCAGAAGCATCAGCGAACCCATCGAGGGAGAATGCTTTCAGGCGTCTGCATCTGAACCAGTGGACATCGCAGGAGACGAGATGGATCTCGCTCGAAAGGTGGGATGCCTGCTCCCGCGATTTCCCTGATCTTTCTGGGAGGATGGCGTTCGGAGGCCTTGATCTCTCAAGTACCTTGGATCTTACAGCTTTCGTGCTTCTCTTCCCTCCGATCGAACCGAACGAACCCTACTGGATCTTACCGACTTTCTTCGCACCAGCAGACGCAGCGAGAGAGAGGGAGAGGAATAATAAACACAGGCTCGACGACTGGGAACGCCAAGGGCTCATCATCACGACGCCGGGAAGATCGCTCGATTATAGAGCAGTGACAGCCGTGATCGAATCGATGGCGCAAAAGTACAACATTCAAGAAATCGCAGTCGACCGCTGGAATATAAATCAGATCAGTAAAGACCTCGAGACGCTCGGAAAAAACAACGGGAGACCCGACTGGCTCGTCGGTTTCGGGCAGGGTTTTGCTGCGATGACTGCACCATCAAAAGAGCTCGAGGTGCTAGTGCTCAGCGAGAAAATTGCGCACGACGGGAACCCAGTTCTCCGGTGGATGTTTTCAAACGTGCAGGTCGAGAGAGATAATGCAGGAAATATAAAAATGCACAAAGGGCGAGCAGTCGAAAAGATCGACGGAATTGTAGCCACGATTATGGCGCTCGGCCGAGCGCAGGTCAGCAGTCTGAGTGCCACTAACATTTACGACACCCAGGGGATAACACTATTATGATTAACGCAATAAAAAGCTTCTTCACTCGAGCACTTTCCCTCAGTGGTGGTAACCTTCGAGACCCACGATTAAACGAGCTTTTCGGTGGCGCATCTACAGACTCAGGCGTCAGCATTACTCCTGAGACTGCGCTCACCTATAGTGCAGTTTATCAGGCTGTTCGATGTATCTCGGAGGCGGTTTCGAGTCTACCGCTGAACCTTTATGAACGACAACCGGGAGGAGGCAAAAGCAAAGCGTCGGCTCATCCTCTTTACAGCATCCTCCACGACTCACCAAATCCCGAGATGAGTTCGCTCCAGTGGCGCGAATGCTCAATGGCTCATCTCCTGCTCTGGGGAAATTCCTACACCGAGATCGTTCGAGACCTCGAGGGGAACTGCGTCGAGCTTTGGCCGATCGACCCCTCGATCGTTACCGCAAAGCGTACTGATTCGGGCGAACTTTACTACGATCTGAATCGAGGGAAGTCATTCATCACCGCAGCGAATATGCTTCACATCAGCGGGCTTTCATTCGATGGCATCTCAGGCATGAGCCCGATTTCAATGGCTCGGCAGTCGCTCGGGCTTTCACTCGCGATCGAGCAGTTCGGTGCAGGTTACTTCGGCAGGGGCGCTCGCCCTGGTGGTGTCTTGACTTTCCCTGGTCAACTTTCCCCAGAGGCACGTCAGAACTTGCGAAGATCATTCGAGGAGCTGCACGCAGGAGGGGCGAACTCTCATCGAGTCGCTCTGCTCGAAGCTGGCCTGAAATGGGAAGCGATTGGCGTGCCACCCGATGATTCACAGTTCCTTCAGTCCAGGGAATTCCAAGTGGTCGAAGTGGCTCGCTGGTTTAACATCCCACCGCATAAACTGCGCGATCTTAATAAACCGAGCTACAACTCGCTCGAGATGATGAACATCGAATTTCTCACGGACACGCTTCGCCCGTGGCTCGTCAGATGGGAGCAGTCGTTAAACAGGAAGATCATCCGACCGAAAGATCGAGGAAACTATTTCTGTGAGCATAATGTCGAAGGAGTTCTCAGGGGCGACATTGCCTCGAGATATCAAGCTTACTCAGTCGCTCGAAACTGGGGCTGGCTCAGCGTGAACGAAATCAGAGAGAAAGAAAACATGAACGGCGTCGGGCCCGAGGGCGATGTTTATATGCAGCCCTTAAATATGCAGGCACTTGGCACAGCTCCGACCGCAGCTCCTGCGACTGCCCCCAGTCTGGTGGCAGCGCCAGCACCCGAACCAGTTCCGACCACCCCGACCCGATCCGATGAGTCGATTCTTCTGCGTCTCCTTGACGATGCAGGCGAAAGACTTCAGAGCATCGAATGCAACGCAGTAAAACGCTTTGCGAATAAGCCGGGAGAATTTCTTGCAAAGATCGATCATTTCTGCGGTGAGCATCGCAGTCGAGTCGTGTCTGCTTACTTTCCAGTTCTTGAGGCGTTCGGACTCGAGGCCGATATCGAGAAGCACGTCCAGCGTCATCTCGATCAGTTCAGATCTGTCTGGCTGGATTTCTCAGGATCAGTGACCGCAGCGAAACTTGCTGACGCAGTTTCCGAAAAAATCACCACCATAAAGGGAGTCAATCATGATAACTAATAACATCGAAAGACGATTTAGCGCCGAGCTCCGAGTCGACACCGCTGCTCAAAAGATCGTAGGCTATGCGGCGAAATACGACTTATCCTCGGAGGATCTCGGAGGCTTTCGAGAGTTCGTTCGCCCAGGAGCTTTTCAGCGATCTCTCGACTCTGCTCCAGATGTGAGAGCACTCATCGATCACAACCCCAGTCTCATCCTCGGGCGAACCGTCTCGGGAACGCTGAGACTCGAGAGCGATGCGATCGGGCTTAAAGTCACGATCGACCCTCCCGATACCCAGTATGCTGCTGACCTCATGGCAGTCATGGCGAGAGGCGATGTCTCTCAGATGAGCTTTGCATTCACCACCAGCGAAGACGCTTGGGATCTCGTCGACGGGCAGAGAGTGCGATCCCTCCTCGCCGTGGAGCTCCACGATGTCTCGGTCGTCACTTATCCCGCTTATCCCGACACGACCGTCGCAGTGAGGTCGCTCTCGATCTACACCCGAGACGCTCTCGCCAGTGCTAGACGATTTAGAGAGCTCAGACTTCGCAGGCAGCAGTAAGAAAAACGTATCACTTTTTCTGACATTTCCGAGGGTGGGGGAAATCCCCCACCCTTTTTTTGGGTGCGAGTGTTGACGATTCGCAGATCCGTGGTTTAATCATTTCATCGAATCTAGTGCAGTCTTTACGCACAGATCCCGAACTAGGGGTTTGTGCGTTTTTTTATGTTCCTCACCGGAGCAGATGCACTGCCCTAATACGCAAAATATTAGGAAGAAATTCAATGAACGAAATTGAAACCTTGCGTGCAGAACGCACCGCAAAGCTTGCTGAAGCCCGAGCGATTCACGCCCGCGGCACTACCGAAAAACGAGAGCTGACTCCCGAAGAGCAAACCGCTTTCGATAACCTTGTCGCCCAGGTCGATGACCACGAAGTTCGAATCAGCGAAATGGAATCCATGATGGTTCCCGCTGAAGCAGCACCAGAAGAAGCAGCTTCCGCTCGCAGCGAAAAGCTTTCCGCGCTCGAAGCCTCTTCCAAAAAGCCCGCAGCACGAAGGTCTTCCCCGATCGAAGCTCCTGCGTATGTGCGAGACTATGGCGATCGTCAAAGCACCGCTGACCGAGCTTTGGCTCTCCGAGGCTGGCTCGGATTTCACAGCGTGAACGGCATCACTAATGAGCATCGTGCAGCAGCTCAGCGCTCAGGGCTCGAACTCGGCAACAACAGATTAAGCTTTAAGCTTAACTCTAAAGCTCCGAGATCAGCTTCCGAAGCTCGCGCTCAGTCCGTTGGCACTACTACCGCAGGTGGTTTTACTGTGCCACAAGGTTTTTTAAACCAGCTTGAAGCTTCCCTTTTGGCCTTCGGTGGCATGAGAGAAGTGGCGACTGTTTTACGAACCGCTGAAGGAAATGACCTTCCGATTCCGACTGTCAGCGATCACAGCAACGTGGGTGCGATCCTTGCGGAAAACACTCAGGTCGCTGAGCAGGACATGACCTTCGGTCAGATCACTCTGAAAGCTTACAAGTATTCATCGAAACTCATTAGGGTTTCTGCTGAACTCTTGCAAGATTCTGCGATCGATCTAGAGTCGTTCATCGGTGGCGCTTTGGGTGAGAGGATCGCCCGCATCTTGAACACTCATTTCACCACTGGCGATAATTCTAGCAAGCCCCAAGGGATTTCTGCTTCGGGTGCTGGCATCACTGCTGCATCTGCAACAGCGATCACCTATGGTGAGCTCGTCGAATTGCAGCACTCTGTTGATCCTGCATATCGTGCGAACGCTCGATTCATGATGCACGACAGCACTTTCAAAGCGATCAGGAAACTGCTCGACTCTCAGAATCGTCCGATTTTCCAACCGGACATTTCCGCGTCTTCTCCTGGTACTCTGCTCGGTTCGCCAGTCGTGATTAATCAAGATTGCGCAACGATCGCAGCGAGTGCAAAGGCAGTTTACTTCGGAGATTTCTCGAAGTATATCATCCGAGATGTTCAGGACTTCACACTCTTGCGCCTCGAAGAAAGATATGCTGATTTCCATCAGGTCGGTTTCGTGGGCTTCAGTCGTCATGACGGAAGAATCCTCGACGCTGGCACTGATCCGATTAAGCACTTGGTACTAGCAGCAGCCTAATGAAAATTAAATTTCATACTTCAGTAGCGGGTCTGTCGTTCACTTATGATGCGAATCTAGTGTACGACCTCCCGCTCGATGAAGCGGCAAACTGCATCCGACTCGGATGGGCGAGCGCTGAAGAAGCGCTCGTTCCTCCGGTCTCGGAAACCCGAGAAAACAAATCTGAGAAAGCAACCTCCAGAAAAATAAAAGAGAAACGCTAATGCTCACAGTCGTCACTCCTCCAGCGACGGAACCGATCACTTTGGCAGAAATGAAACTGCACAGCCGCATCGACAACTCGGATGATGACGCTCTGATCAATACGCTGATCACCGCAGCTCGTCAGCAGATCGAGCAGATGGCGAGCCATAAAATGGTAACGCAAACCCTTGCGCTTTCGATTGACGATTTCCCTGACAGCGGCATCCTCTATCTCGAAGGCCCAGTTCAGTCAGTGACCTCGATCCAATATTACGATCTCGATGGCGAACTTCAAACGTGGGATGACGAACTCTATCAGGTCGACACGACCTCGAACCCAGGGCGAGTTATGCCTGCATACGATGAATCGTGGCCCGATTACTTAGACGATTACAACTCGATCGTAGTGACTTACGTCGCAGGGTGCGGCAATGCAAACCAAGTGCCAGCGATTTTAAAGCAGGCTTTAAAAATGCTCGTGGCGCACTGGTATAACCAGCGCGAGACAACGTCCGAAGTTCAAAGCTATGAAGTGCCCTACGCGGTGGACAATATAGTCAAAATGTTCTCTCGAGGAATCGTGAACTAATGCTCAAAGCTGGCGAACTCACCCAGAGAATTAATCTTCAGCGTGATGATAGCACGACTGTCGACGACTACGGGCAGGTGACTCGGAGCTGGTCGACTTATCACACGACCTGGGCGAGTGTCCGACCTCTCTCAGGCAGAGAGCAAGAGCAGGGCATGGCGAGGCAGGCGACGATCTCGCACCGAGTTCGAATTAGGTTTAAAGGTGGCGTTCAGCATGGAGATCGCATCTCGATGGGAAACCGCATTCTCGAAATCGTAAGCATACGAAACATTGATGAGAGTTCTTTTGAGCTCGAGATTGATGCAGTAGAAAGGGTCGCATAATGCCCAGAGCAGAAATCAGAATAGATGCTTCCGCTCTTAAAGGACTGCTTACAGTTATGGAGCACATCGATAATAAAGTGAAAAGAGCAGGCCTCAAGAAAGCCCTTAAAGATGCAGGGGCTCTAGTGATTAACGACGCTAAGTCTATCGTAAAAAGAAAGCATTCGATCCTTTACGACTCTCTCGGCTCAAAAGAAAAAGTGGTTCTGAGGAAAGGAAATCAGTTCGCTTTTTCAGTCATCGGTGCGACTAGAAGAGCAGGGCAGAAAATCGGAGGCGTCGAAAAAATTCCTACGAAGTATGCGCATCTGGTGGAGTACGGAACAGCACCACATCCGATCGGAAAGAATGACGTCACCAGTGAGGTTTTGTTAAAGAGAAAGAATGTTTCCCGGAAAGCGCAAGGCTCACTTCATCCCGGTTCGCGCCCGTTTCCGTTTCTGCGAAGAGCATGGGAGGGAAATAAAGCTAAGGCCCTCGACGTGATTGCAAAGGTATTAAAAGACACGATCGATGAGGGATCATTATGAGTGCTAGCAAAGCCCTTCGCGCCCGACTGATCGACGACGCTACCATGTTTGGTCTTGTGGGAAATCGCATTTATCCTGGGCGAGCGCCCCAGAAGCCTACGATGCCTTACATCGTTTATCACAGAATCAGCACCCTGCGCTCGGCAACGCTCGACACGGGCAACACTAAAGTTCCTGAAGTGCGAATGCAGGTCGATGTAATCGCAACAACTCAATCGGAAGTCGAAACCATCTTGAACCAGATGAGACTGGTTATGGACAACTTTCGCGGCACCTCTTCCGGGGTGACCGTTCTCGGCGTCAGTGTGGATGATGAGCAGGATCAACCCGAGTTTTATGAAGGCTCGGACACCGTGTTTTATCATTCGAGTTTGGATTTTTCCATCATCTATAGGGAGTCATAATTATGGCAGCAGTAATCACGCAAGGAACAGCGATCACCATCGGAGGCGCAACACTTACGGGCGTCACCGACATCACACCACCCAGCGCCACACGTGGCACTGTCGATGTGACTAATCTTCTCAGCCCAGATAAAACCAAGGAATACGCCGGAGGCCTTATCGATGGTGGCGAGATGTCAGCGACTGCGATCGTCGGCGTCGGCAATGGGGCACTTAGCACTATCAGCGCTTTTATAGAGGATTACGGCGCGCCGAAAGCCTGCTCAATCACTCTAGCTGACAGCTCCAGTGTAACCTTCGACGGCATTGTAACAAAGTTTCAGGTCGACGGAATTGCGACCGGAGACAACACAGTCAAAGCGACTGTGGGCGTTAAACCAGTAGGCAAAATCACCTACGCTTTTGATTAAGGAGTTCTAGTTATTTTAGACAAAGCGAAATTATTAGGCGCTGGTAGTGCCTATAAGCTCGGGGAGATCGAGATCCCCGAGCTCGGCGGCAAAGTCTATCTTCGAGTGATCAGCTCCCGCGAGCGTGATCAGCTTGAAAGCGAAATAAGCTCCGGAGCAAAGTCGGGAAATCTGACGAACATCAGAGCAAAGCTCGTCGTGCGATCGATCGCCGATGAAACCGGAAAGCGTCTTTTCTCCGATGCTGATGTCGAGGCAGTAGGAGAGATGCCAGCGCCCTTGGTGGGCACTCTTTTCGACGCCTGCGCTCGTCATAATGGCATGAGCGGTGGAGCAGTCGAAGACGCCAGAAAAAACTAATAGAGCGCCCTGGGCGTCGATTTTTATTCCGACTCGCAGGGCACTTAAAAAAAACAGTTCGAGAGATTCTCGATGAAGTCGATTCTCAGGAGCTTACTGAGTGGCAGGCCTTTTCAACGATCGAACCGCTCGACGGAGATCGAGGCGACATTCATGCCGCTCAGATCTGCTCGACGACTGCGAACGTCTGGAGAGGCTCAGAGACAAAAGCTCTCGAGGTGAAAGACTTCCTCCCGGACTGGTACGGCGAGAATAAAAAAGTCGAAAGCTTTGCTGCGCTAAAAGCCTGGGCGAGCGCGGTGGGAACTAAGAAACAGGAGTGACGACATGGCCAAAACAATCGGATCGCTAAACGTTTCGATGGGTCTGTCGATCACCGATTTCATACAGAATCTCGACAAAGTAAAAGAAGACATGGCAGGGCTCGAGGCGATCACCTCGCAAGCCTCAAAGCACTTCGATGATGACGTCGCTGGAATCATGGGCGACGCGCTTCATAAATTTGCAAAGACATCGAAGCTCGGAGCTGACGACGCTTTAAAATTCGCAGTGAGTTTAAAGAAGCTTGGCCTCGATGCGGACACGATCACCAGCACCCTCGACAAGTTCGGGAAAGGGATCGGCAAGTTCGCAAAAAACGCAGGCGAAGCGAGCAAAGCTTTTGCGGGCATCCTCGGAAAAATCGGCGACAGCGATAAGGTTCTTTTGAAAGATATTCAGGCACTCGAGTCGATGGGCGTGAAAGCTTTTGACTCTCTCGCAAAAGAACTCTCGAAGGTCGAAGGGAAAGCGATCAGCACTGCGGATGTTATGAAGAGGATCGCCTCGGGATCGCTCTCTGGAGCAGATGCGCTTAAGCTCTTGACGCAGGGCGGTCAGGCTCAAGCGGGTGGAGGCGTCGCCGCTAAGGAGTCGCAGGCAAAATCGAAGCTTACATCATTTCTAAACTACGTCGAAAATAAAATCAGCAGTGCGGCCTCGAGCATCTTTTCTAAAGTCACTAGCCTCATCATGAACCCAGTGACGCTGATCAGTGGCGCTCTCGCCTCTTATGGCGTCTACAAAATTTATGATCGCGCGGTCGACGCTTTTGCAAATACTGAGGAGATCCTCACGAGAATTAAAGGCCTCGCAGGAGATGCGAGCGCCGATCGACTCGGTGGTGTCATGAATGGGATCGCTAATCAAGGACGCATCGCCCAAGAAGTCGTCGGGAAACTGGCGACAGGATTTCTCGGTCTTGGTGTCTCAGGCAAAGACGCAGCTCAGATGATCGAAAGCTTTGGTCGCATATCGCTCATCGCAGGATCTGGAGCTTCCGACGTATTTGGGAAGCTCGGCGAGGTCGCCCAGAACATGACCCGGACGGGGCAAGCTTCCAAGGATGATTTCGAGGCTCTCGCAGCGATGGGTCTTCCAGTTTACGAGGCACTGGCGCAAAGGTTGTCACTGGTGCAGGGTAAAGCAATCAGCGCTAATGAAGCGATGAGAATGCTGGCAGAAGGGAAAGTCGGCACAGCGGACGCGCTCAATGCGATCTCAGGGATGAGTAATAATGCGGACGTGATTAAACAGTCGGAAGCGATGGCAGGAACGCTCAAAGGAATTTACGCTCGACTCGCAGGAGAGATCGAAGGTTTCTTCACCGAGTTCGGTGGCGTGATAGTCGATGCTCTCGACCTCAAAGGGTTCTCGAATGGGGTCATCGGTTTTATTCAAAACATTCGCATGAACTTCGATTCACTTATTCCAGCGATTAAAAACATCGGTATGGTTTTCGCAGTAGTTCGCGACGTTCTTTTTCAGGCTTTCGAAGGGCTGGTGAATTTCTTTACGACGATGGGAGGCGCAGACGTAGCGACAGGAAGCATCGACAATATAAGATCAGTCGTTTTAGGTTTCGCTCACGGTGTCATCACTGCAATGCAATCTGTAATGTTTGCAGCAGTCGACATCTTAAACAATATTATCAAAACAGTCGGAGGCCTCGAGAAATTCGGCGCAATCGTAGCTGGTGTTTTTGCAGGAGCAGGAACTGGAGCTCTAGCTGGTGGCTTAAGCACTGGTGTGGGTGCTCTTCCTGGTGCGATCATCGGTGGTGTCACGGGTGGTCTTTATGCTAATAGCAAAGTATCTGGAGGTGGAACGCAGATCGATCCCGAGATGATTAAAGATAAAATGCAGGGTGCATTTAAAGCGATTAACGATGCTATAGGAAACACCGGATCTGACGCTGCGGGAAATCTCGTCGGCCAGTTCGTCAAGAAATTTAATGACGCATTTAAAGCAGTCGGAGCTGGCGAGTTTAATACGGCGACGGCACTTTCACAGATTTCAAATTCCATGATTAATATGTTCGATAATCTTGAAATAGGATTAGAGAACGGAACGATCGGACATTCAGCATTTCTTAAACAGCTCTCCGGAGGAACTGCCAGCGCAATCGCAATGTTCCAGCGACAGATGGCACTTGGAGCGATATCGACAGAGCAGTTCGAGACAGCTATGGAAAAGCTAAGAACCGGAGCTTTCGAGGCTCTCGATTCACAGCTCAGCGCAGGCACTATCACCAATGAAGAATATGGCAACTCGATTATGGCGATTCAGAATCAGTTTGATTCTCTTAATCCCCCAGAGATCTCGGGATTTGATGCTTTTAAAGGTGGCGATAATATGCCCGCATGGATCAGAGATCTTTCGAAAGAAGAGAGCCCTCTCGAGGCATATCAAAGAAAACTCGAAGAACTAAAAAACACGCTCCAAGATCGGCCCGACCTTTTCGCTGTGGGTGCAGCGAAGCTCGCTGACGAGCTCGAGCGCAGCGTCGGAGCTGTCGAAGCACTTAAGAATCCGGGAGCTCTTATGCAGGGAAGTTCAGCAGCATTCTCGCAGGCGCTTAAAATTCAGAATGCAGGAAAGGGCGAAACCGCAGCGGAGAAACTTCTGCGAATACAGCAGCAGGCCTTTAGCCAGCAGCAGGCACAGACTGCTCTTCAGCAGCAGATCGCAGCAGCGACCATGAATCAGGCGAATATGATCGTCGCTAACATAAACTAAGGAGCGCCCATGTCAGTCCTTAACACTTACGAAACTTTTGAAGGCCGCACCGGATCTGATGACTCGAAGCGCCAGGTCTCGCTGGTGCGCTCGTTCATTGTGCAGACCGACAACGTGACCGATGATGTTCCTGACCTTTTCGGAACTAATCTTCCTGCGATGTTTTCACAGCATCCGAAGTACGAGAGAGCTTTCTGCATCGGGCGCACAGCTTCCCAGATGGACGATCCGCACTTCTGGAAAATAACCTGCTCCTACAATTCCAACATCGACACCGTAGCGCCGAGCTCGACGCCGAGCGCTCCTCAGACTCCTGAAGTAGCGAATCAGAATAAAGGTGCAAGCCCTGAAGAGAAAGCGAGCGAAGCGAACGAAGACCCGTTGACGAGACCTACAGATGTGGACTTCTCGACGAGCGACAAAGAATATGTTCTAGACGAAGATTACAGCACTCCAGCTAAGGCGATGGTTAACGGAAATAAGGAGCGATTCGACCCTCCGATCATGACGCATCGCCCTCTCTTGGTCATGAAATTAGAATTCAATAGCAAGACTTTTGTCGCTCTCGATTGGATGGCGCGAGTTAAATGCGTCAACACGGAAGCATTCTCTGGTTTCCCTGCGCGATCCATGCTGCTCGACAAAGTAAGCGCGAAGCGAGTTTTTGAAAACGGAGTGAAGTACTGGAGGATTTCGCTTGAGTTCCTGATGGACAAAGATAACTGGGACGCCAACATCCTGAATCACAGTTATCGGGAGCTGAAGGGCGGTGTGCTCGTTGCGGCTAAAGACGTCGGTGGCAACGATCTTCCTAATGGCGTGATCCTTGCGGGCGCTACGGGTATTCCTCTCGCCCCAAATGTCAACCCTACTGTTGCTAATGGTGGCTTCCTAGTCTTTCGAACTTACGATGATATCTCGTTCGCTTGGCTAACTCCCATTTATAGAAAGATCCTTTAATGAGCGCCTACGGATTTTCAGAAGATAGTGCTCGAAGAATCTCTCGCGTCGTGAAAGCGGTCGAGGGAGGAACGGGCGAGCCCACACGCATCGGGCCCATGCTCGGCGGCAGCACGATGAGCGTGGTGCGTGTAACTAGTCTCGGCTCGCCATTGTCCACAGGGCAGCGGATGGATTACCACGCAGGCACGAACACTCTTGTTGATCAGAACGAAATTCTTATCAGGGAGTTGAACGGGGCAACACTCACCAAGGGCGCGCGGTACACGGGCCAGTTCTCTGGATATAGTTCCGATAGCAAGCCGGTGTTTGTGGTAAAGGAATGGTCTACAGTATCTATTGTAAGGGTCACCTCATTAGGCTCGCCATTGTCCACAGGGCAGCGGATGGACTACTCAGCAAGCACTGACACCTTTACCGAAAGCGGCGAAGTCAAGATTCGAGAATTTAGCGGATTACCGCTCACCGTAAACACCCGGTATATGGGACAATTTTCGGGTTACGACTCCTCTGGAATTCCGGTCTTTGTGGTGAAAACCGCCGCTTCTTCTGGTGGTTCCGCAGTGATCGATGTGGTGACAGACGTGACTTGTGGCCCCGCAGGGCTTTCACTTTCTACCGTAACTCTTAGCGGCGCCGACTATGATAACGCAGTGATCAGGAACTTCCTCGCGCTTAATGATGTCACGGTAAAATCCTTCACAGCTAATCAGGGCAGAGTCGTTAAGGTGAATAACGCGGCGACGGGCTTGGAGTTTGGTCCCATCATTGATGCAGACTATACTACTTTTATCGCTCTCTCAGACACCCCGTCAGACTACGGCAGTAGTGCGTATAAGACTTTGACCGTAGGAAGTTCTAGCGCATCAATTGTGTTTTCGGACAACAATGTTACCACTAAGAACAGTATTACAGGTGGTGGTAATCCTAACGACCCCGCTTATGTCGCCCTGAGTCTGGTGAATGATTTCGCTAACCCAGGAAATTACTACGCTTACTCGACAAACGCTTTTGGAGTCAAAGGCTGGAATCTTCAAGCAGCAACCCCAGCGGGCCTCACGGTTGGTGGTAATGTGGTAGTCAGCAGCAGAAAAGCGTCTGTTGCAGATGTGGCAAACCACACGATATCAAATGCAGATTTAGCAACCACCGCATCCACAACTCAAACCGCCATTGATGATTTAAAGACGCAAGTCAATCTGCTCTTAGCACGCATCAGATCTCACGGACTAATCTCGTAATGCAACTTTCAACCACACACGCAGGACTTATGTTTGCAGCCTGTTCCGCTGTCGATTCAAGCACGGATGGCCTAACACTGATTGGGGAGTCTTTCAGCCCTGCGTATGCAGTTTTTCCTAATATTGTCTACCCCGTATTTTTTACTAAATACGCCTTGGATCTTCCTGTGGAGATTGAAGCCCAGAAGATTTATTTTCTCAGGAAGCATGATTTGGTCATCAAGATTTATAACACTTTAGCTGCGGCACAATCCCTAACGAGCCCAGTTAATTTCGCCACCAGCGCCAGCGGGATATCGTTCGGCAGAGGGACTTTGTTCGGGGTCTACTTCCCCGTCAAAACTTACCCTCCGTTTATCTGCTGGGAAATTGGGGCGCCAACTATATCAGACATCGCTTGCTGCCCACCGGTGCCAGAAGTTAACACCGATTGCCCTAATGCTGGTTCCATTGTTTATGGTGGCGCAACTAGAACCCTGAAAAACTTTGGCTATGTGTCCCCAATTAGGGGCACAGAAAATAACATGATAGGCGCATTGAACTCGGAACCATTCACGGTGAGTTTTCCGCTGTTTCGCACAGGCGATGCGACGACGTGGAATGTTGCGATTAGCCAGCACTTTATTGATTACAACCCTAGACACAACCTACCCGGTTTATGGATTGACTTGTTGCCAGACATCCCCTATTCAGGTTATCCTGACGGCGTAAGTTTATGGTATCAGGCCTCCTCGACCACCTTCCCCACAACTACATACACAAGGGCTACGGACTACAGCACCTTAACCGATGAACAGAATTACCCCGCCATGTTAGCGGCAGGCTTAGCTCCAGACACTCTAACGGTTACTTTCAGCGGTCAACTTTTGCCACCGCCACAAATAAAAGTTTACCTGCCCGACGCCTATTTTGAGCATAAGTCAACTCCCATTGATCTAGGCCTTGTGGAAGAGGTTTTAACCTACGACCCTGACACCTTGACCTATTGGAGCGACCTTAAAGATTATGGAGGAATACCCGGAAGGTTACACTTTCACATCCCTAATTTTTACCCTAGCGGCAGCGTTCACTTTAGAGACAGTGGCGTGAAATATGAGTACCAATCAATAGGTGGTGGCTATCTGTTTTCTGGCGGGTTCTTCCCAAACGAAATGCTAAACACTGGGGAGTTTAATTTTTATAAAACGTTGGACTGTGTAAGTGTCGTTCCTCTTGGTGGAAATATAGAGGCAACACCCTTGAAACTGTTTACAGCTAGAGACAGTTATGATGGGTACCCGACAGGTTTAGCGCTAGGAACCACATGGTTTGACAGCCGAGTGGTTAGCAACACCAGTTCTGCGTTTCGGTCAGTGTATGGCACTAGCGGTTTTTATGATAACCGCGTCAATGCAAAAATAGTCATAGCATACAGCAAATGGGCCTCTGGCAAATTCTTAAAATCTAGCGACCTTGGATCCGGTTTTGTCGGTGGAACAGGCTCGGGCTATTTAGACCACTACAGGCAAAGCGCATACTTCATTCAGAGCGTCCATCCAGGAGCTTATGTCTCCAGCTTAGAGGTTTAACCCCCTAGAGTGCGAGCGATTTGCTTCCGGAACGTAACAGAGTTAACCTCGATAATATTCTTTTTTTGGGAGGTCATGAGATGCCAGCAGGCTTATACAATTTCCTCGCAGAACAGGGCGCAACCCTCCAGCGCACCATCCTTTACACCGACGCTAATGACGTCGCAACAAATCTCACAGGCTACACGGCAGCGATGCAGGTAAGAGCGACCGCATCGAGTGCGACTGTCCTGCTCACAGCTAACACAGAGAACGGCAGAATCACTCTCGGAGGAGCTGCCGGAACGATTGACATCCTGGTCAGTGCGAGCACGATGCAGGCGATGACACCGGGAAAATATGTTTACGATCTCGAGCTCTATAACGGTGGAACGGTGATCAGACTCATCGAGGGCAGTTTCACAGTAAAAGCGGAGGTCACTCGTGCCTGATTTATTAGTAGTCACCGATGATGCAGGTCTCGTCACAGTTTCGCAGGTGGCAAACACGATCACGATCTCGAACCCATCCGCAGCGGTGACAATTAATGACACGACCCCAGTGATCGAGATCGCTGAAACGACATCGACGATCACGATTTATGATGGTCGTGGACTTACCGGGGAGACCGGAAAACAAGGCCCGCAAGGAGCGAAGGGTGACGCAGGAGGCCCAGTGGCGTATCTCGATGACCTGATCGATGTCCTCACGATAAGCCCTGCGGACGGTGACGTTTTAAAATATTCTTCGAGTCTTTCAACCTGGACTAACACGAACCGCCTAGACGGTGGAAACTTTTAAGGAGCTGTATAAATGGCGACAGTATTACGAATAAAGCGAAGGGCATCGGGTGGTGGCACTTCCGGGCCTTCTACTTTGGCAGCCGCTGAAATCGCATTTAATGAAACTTCGGGGTCTCGCATATTGTACTACGGACTTGGCGACGTCTCCGGAACAGCGTCGAGCGTGATCGCTATAGGCGGGCCCGATTTCGTGGCGAACAGCATCCCAAATCTCACGGGCGTGGTCACCAGCACCGGGGTGGCGACGAGTATCGCAGCGGGCGCAATCACTAACACGATGCTCGCAAATTCTGCTGTCGCTAATTTAAGCGGGATTAACTCTGGGGATAACGCTGTAAACAGTCTCTACAGCTCCCTCATCTCCGATAAAACTGTAGTTCTGACCGCAGGCACAGGGGTCACAGTTACAGGCACTTATCCATCGTTTACGATCTCTGCCACTGGATCGGGTGGAACTGTTACCACGACATCAGTCGTGAGTGCGAATGGTTTTGCAGGAACAGTTTCGAACGCATCGAGCACACCAGCGATCACGATTTCGACTTCGGTCACCGGAGTTCTCAAAGGCAACGGAACCGCACTGAGCGCAGCGACTGCGGGAACTGACTACGTCGCTCCTGGTGGAGCTCTGGGAACTCCATCATCGGGAACACTCACGAATTGCACATTCCCGACCTTGAATCAAAACACCACAGGAACTGCCGCGGGATTATCAGCGACGCTCGCTGTGGCATCAGGTGGCACTGGAGTCACGACCAGCACCGGAACAGGCTCAGTCGTTCGCTCTAATAGCCCAGCTCTTGTGACTCCTGACATTGGGGCAGCGACTGGCACTTCACTCGTCCTAAGTGGAAACCTCACCGTCAACGGAACGACGACAACCATCTCATCGACGACTCTCGCTGTGGGCGACAAGAACATCGTTCTTGCGAGTGCCTCGACCACCGATGCGGGGGCTGATGGGGGTGGCATCACCATCAAAGGTCTAACCGATAAAACGTTTAACTGGATTGATGCCACCGATAGCTGGACATCTTCCGAGCACATCGATCTCGCTTCCGGGAAGGTATTAAAATTTAACGGCACTACTGTTTTGAGTGCCACAGTTCTCAACGGTGTTGATATAGATGGGGGGTCTTTCTGATGCCTAGTTATTGCGTCCAAAATGCTGGTACATCAGCTTATAATGGCACCTATGATTATTATGCAGCCGGTGAATATCGAAAGGTAGGAAGTCCCACTATAAAGATTAATTATAATGGTGACGACCTCTGGTTTTTTATTAACGGCAGTACGGAAGGGTATACTGCAAGTGGTTCTGCTGCTACACCACCTCTGACCGGATGGAATGTTTCAGGCAATGGAACATCACCAGCCCCAACGCTAACAGAGGGAGCCTGTTTAATAGATCCTTACTGCGTCGCGGGTGCAGGAACGACAGTAGCTAATGGAACTTACAGCTTTAATTCTAGTTCATACAACCAATTCATGTCTGGATACTGGCAGCACATCACCGAGCCACTTTTAAAAATGGGCATGGGCATGATGGGTTCGTATGAAATCATTAATGATTCCACTAGACTTTATTACGCATCGACCTTAACTGGCACTTGGACTGTAGATTATGGTACAGCATCAGCCCCCACAGTTACAGCGGGAGCGTGTAGTTCCCCGACCCCGACACCAAGCCCGACGCCGAGCCCTACTCCGAGCCCGACACCAAGCCCGACGCCGAGCCCGACACCAAGCCCGACGCCGAGCCCTACTCCGAGCCCGACACCGAACATCATCCGACCCAAAAGAAGCACGACTGCATCTGCTGTTCCGTCTTCATTACAACCGTTTGAGCTTGCGGTAAATATTTCCGATAAGCGTATATGGTGCGCCGACGCTTCCGGGGTTCCTGTGCTTATGTCTGAACTTAACGACCTCCCGAGCTCGATCGATGGAGGCACGTTTTAGTGGCGAACACGATTCGACCAAAGCGATCTTATACAGCAGCATCTGTGCCCGCAGCATCGATCGCCGGGGAATTATCTATAAACGCAGCCGATGGTAAAATATGGATCACGAACGCTGCTGCGACATCACAGATTCTTGTCTCATCTTTAAACCGCAGTGACCACACAGGAACTTTAGGTGTGGCATCAGGTGGCACAGGACTAACCACACTCACGGCAAATAATGTCATCCTTGGCAATGGCACCAGCACCCCAAGCTTTGTTGCTCCTGGTGCATCTGGCAACCTACTTACGAGCAATGGAACAACTTGGCAAAGCACTACCCCATCATCATCATCATCCATGCCAACTGGCGCACTCATGCCCTATGCAGGAGCTAGCGCACCTACTGGATATCTTTTGTGTGATGGCAGTAGTGTCAGTAGTTCGAGCTTTTTAGCACTACACGCAGTCATCAGTAACACCTATGGCGGATCTGCTTACACAGGGGCAGGCGCACTTAGTTTTAATCTGCCCGACCTCAGGGGCCGTCTCCCGATGGGTGCTGGAACTGGTACTGGGCAGAACGCATCAGGCACAGGGGCACCGAGTGGAACCGCACAAACAGCTAGGACTAGGGGCCAGTGGGGTGGAGAAGAAACCAACCTTTTAAGCACCACAGAAATGCCTAGCCATAATCACGGTGGAACAACGCAGGGTGGTGGTAGTCATAGCCATACACCAGCAGGAAGCATTGGGAATGTAGGACTAGGAACCAATAATCTAGCAGTTTCTGGTGGATCTCAATGGGGCTTTTCATCGACTGCAACCATCACCAACACCGTAGCCAATCACACACACACTATCGATGCTCAGGGTGGGGGTGGAAGGCATAACAATGTTCCACCTTTTGTTGTCCTTAATTACATTATTAAAACCTAGGATCAAATCATGGAAATACTTATAACTGAAACAGTGCAAAGTGAATTTGGCTCAGCAGGCTTCAATGTCACCTTCATTAATCGCAATAAAAAAAAGGTGGTGAATGATGCTGACTTCTTTCCTGAAGGTTCAGAAATTGAAGTAAAAATAAAGCAGCTTAAACGATTACTGAAACAATATTTCGACGCACAGGTATAACCCGAAAGGCCCATGATGAACCTTTTTCTTTACCTCTTGTTTTTTTCTCAGATCGAAGCGAGCTCCGTCGAGGGTGGACGCACTTCTCCCGATGGGTCGGAAGAGATCCAGATCGATCTTCCGGGATCGCAGCAGATGAAAAACACCGGAGGAAGAGACGGCGCTGGCCTATGCGTCTTCACGTCGATCGAGCACGCAGGACGATGGCAGAACGTCGATTCGATCCTCGGACTACAACAGAAGATGACAAAAGAAATGGGTGGCGGCTATCCCTCGAAGGTCGAGAAGATGCTTTCGAAATACTGCGACGGAGCACAGTACCTTCAATATGAGGGCAGCGATCCCTCACTGATTAAACTCGCTCTTACCACTGGCAGAATGCCATCGGTTACTTATGGGTACTCTCCGAGGTACGCAGGAAAGATTGCGCATATGGTAAACGCCGTGCACCTCACAGAAAAATGGGCAGCGATCCTCGATAACAATTTCCCTGGTGAAAATAAATATGAGTGGATGTCTCCCGCAGAATTCAAAAGACGATGGATCTCTGGAGGTGGTGGGTGGGCAGTAGTTCTTCTTGCTCCTCCTCCTCCTCCGCTGCCAACGAATGACACAGAACCTCTTAAAGCATACGGTCAGAAATGGGGCTCACTCGGGTGCGCTGCGGTCGCAGTGCCTTACGAGTGGCGAGCCATCGATGCGGATCAAGTCGCCCTTTACAGCGGAGCAGTTCAGCGCGGGGTCTGGATCAGAGCTCGACAGTCTTATCGAGAGCTTTTGCCTGATGGGAACTGGGGAGCGGATCAGGAGCTCGCACCGATTGCGCCTCCTGAGACTCACCTCATGAAGATGATCGAGCAGAAGGAACAGAACTTCGGGCTCGACCGATCGCGCATTGATTCAGGCGTCGAAAAGTTTTGGCTTGGAGGTCGAGAGGTTACACGCAAGCAGGCATATTCAGCGATCGAGGGAACTGGGAAAGACCTTGTCGACGACAGGGAGAAGCTCCGGCTCACTGTGATCGGCACAGCATCAGAGTGCTCATCTGTCATGAAGGATCTTGAAAGCGATCCCGCTCTCAAAGCTTTTGCAGAAACGATGCTAGTGCAGTCATACCGACCCGATTCATGGGCTGTGAAAGATATTGGCCTTCTTCCGGGATCTCCTCGAATTATCGTGCAGGGAGGCCCAGACTCTCGAGGCGCAGGGAAAGTTCTTCACTCTCAGGGCGATTACGATGGAGGAGCGAAAGCTCTTGCTGACGCACTGCGAAAAGTTCGGCCCGACTACGATCCGAAACGCGATGCCGACCTTCGAAAGCCTGCGCCAATCCTGCCGACGCCGTCGCTCCCCGGCAATGGAAACAGCACGATCGCACTGCTGGTGATGCTTATCGCTGGTGGTCTGACCGTCGCAGGTTTCCCTGTCCTAGCATCTCTAGTCAGAGCATGGGGAGCGATGTTTGCAGCTAAAGCGCCAGAGGTTAAAGTGGAAACTTTAAAGCGAAAAACTGTAAAGCCTAGAAAGAAAAAGGCTTAGAAGAAAGTTTTTACACAGTGCTTTAATTTTGGAAATCCTAAGAGATGATGAACGAATAATAAGGAGGCTAACATGGATGGATTAAAAGCAGGGTGGAAGACTTCAGAATTCTGGACGACGCTCGTCGTTCAAGCAGTTTCGCTCACAGTAGTTCTCGGGCTCATGAATCACACCGACAGCGCAACGCTCACCGACTCGCTCACGACGATGGTGACTGCGGCATTCTCCCTGATGATCTCAGGATCGACTGCGATGGCTTACATAAAATCACGATTTGAACTGAAGGCAAAATGAACCTTCACCAGATCATCACGGGTGCGCTCGTCGGGTGGTGCGTATGGCTCACCCTTTTCAGCTCATGTCACTGCTATGCTGACAGACCATTTTTAAAACTGGCGAAGCTCCTTCTGTGGCTCTTGGGGAGCCTCGCTCTGTAGGGAGAAAAGAAATGGTCGAAGACGATCCCTGGCTAAAACACCTCGAGCAGATTTACACCGATCGAGATAATGGAGCGAAAGCATCAGACCCCGAGGATCTGCGCACGCTCATGCTGCGTCGTCTTGTCGTGACTTTCGGTGTCGATTCGGACTACGTCAATAGTTTGATGCCTCTCCTGGTTCAGCAGTTCGTGATCGAATACGCAAGACATGGGTCGAGTAAACGGTGCTTTGAAAATCTCGACGATAATTTCGTCGATCTTAGCGATCCAAGATTTCAAGTGAAACTGAAAAAGATTCGGCGTGGTCGTGGAACTGATCCTTATGAAATCCCCAGGGCGAGAGATAAAAACGATGGCTGAAATTACCTGCGCAGGATGCGGGAACATTAGACCACATCGAGCGAAGGGTCTCTGCATTAAATGTTATGATCGGATTCCGCGCAGGCTCATTACCTGCATCTCATGCGGGGAGCGAAAACCTCATGAAGCTCGCCAGCTCTGCCGCTCGTGTTACAAGAACAGCGGATCAGGCACACCCTTTCTGAAGTCGTCTCTGGGATGCGTGATTGCTGAAGAGGAAGACAGGCGAGACTCTATGAGAGTGCCACCGCTGACCCCGACAATGGCTCGCCCAGGCACAGAGGAAAAGATTCAAGTCATGATTGCTCGCCATGCTCGATTCGAGACCCTATATCATGAGCACGACTGCGTGATCCCGAAGGAGCTCGACACGATCACACCCACTCGCAGCAAAAACGGTGGCTGGCATAATGGGCCGACTATAATCTTTTCGACCCCGGAGCTGATCGAGGATGAATAAGCAGTCTCGATCCATGTCTCTTGTAGAATCAGCGGCGAACACGGGCGCGGGGTTTCTGCTCTCCCTAGTGCTCCAGATTTCCCTTTTCTCTGCCATGTCGATCGAGACTACCACCTCCCAGAACCTCGTCATGAGCATCGTTTTTACGCTCGCATCACTAGTGCGAGGCTACCTCATGAGGAGGGTTTTCTTATGGTTTGAGGAGTCAAAACCCTGACGGAAATCTGACGGAAATGCTTTTTAAAATATGCGTAATCCTGCATAAATATGCGTAAATAATTTAATAGAAAACCCTTTATAAAGCCTGCATAATACGCTTTCAGCACCGATAATTTAAACTGATTTAATAGGTCGATTGGGGTGGAAGAGGTCGCAGGTTCAAATCCTGTATCCCCGACTAGACTTACGGCGAATTTAGAATTTTAAAATTCCGTCATTGACGGAAAAGGTCTCGATGCCCTATGATGTTACACGTTCTGAGGCGATTTCCGCAGCAGGGCAAAACATCACCGGAGCCGACGCATGAAGCGAACACCAAAATTCTGTCACCATAAGGGCACTGATAGAGGGTACGCGACAGACCCTCGAACAAAAAAAGAAGTGTGGTTCGGGCCTTGGGGGCTCGCTGCCACGAAACAAAAGTATCTGCGGTGGGTCGCGGAACTTTTAACGGAAGAGGTCGCTCCCAGAGTCGCTCCTGAGAACGAGCCCATAGTCGCTGATTTAGTAAATGCTTTTATTAAGCACGCTATTTCGTATTACCGGGATCCTGTCACAGGGCAGCCGACGTCGCAGCTCGGTGTCCTAAAGTCAGCACTGCGGGAGCTCGATCTTTATCTTGAAATGCCGATCCGAGATTTCGGCCCTTCTACTCTTCTCGCAGTGAGAGCAGGAATAGTGAACAGAGATATCATGCCGCAGAGCTCGACGACTAAAAAAAAGAAACTTTGCATCTCTTCGGTGAACGGAGCAATTACTAAAATTCGGATGATGTTTAAATTAGGCGTTGAGTGGCAGATCGTTCCCGTCGAGATTTATCAGGCACTCGCCTGCGTGAAAGCACTTAACTGGCGAACAGCTCCTTCGCTCCGATCACCTGAGAAGATCGCACCAGTACCGCTGCATTACTTCTCGCTCATCATGCCTCATCTTAAACCGCTTTATCAGGCAGTGCTCAAAGTTCACATTGCCACGGGCATGAGGGTGAAGGAGCTGTGCTCGATGAGGTGGTCAGAGATTACCGAGGTCGAAGACGGGCTCTGGTGCTATGCACCGAGCGAACACAAGAACAGTCACCGAGGCGACGATCGAAAAGTTTATCTTAAGAGCGACCTCATCGAGCTCATGAAGAGCGTGAGAAAACCACTCTGGAAAGAAGACGCGGTCTGGTGTCATCGAGGAGTGGGTCGCCATGCTGGTTACAGTGGAATGATTTCTGCGGATGCCTACGCTCGAGCGATCGAGAATGCTCAGGCGCGATACAATGACGGGCGAGTCAGTCGGCAGGCAGGAGCTCGGACAGACCTTAAGAAGAAATATAAATACACCTCAGCGAAACGAGAACCGATGGCGCACTGGACGCCACTCCAGATAAGGCACACGGTCGCAACGCAGGTTCGCAGGACTCACGGGCTCGAGGGAGCGCAGGCAGTTTTGGGTCATTCGACGCTTGATGCCACTCAGATTTATGCTGAAAAACGTGACGATTTAGCGAGGAGCGTAGCACGATCGTAAAACAGGCCAAAAATTATTTAAATTATTTAAATAGTTTTTTGTTGCGTAATAAAAAAAGTCATTTAATTTATTCACAGCGTCGAGAAAAATATTATAACAAAAAGGGACATTCGCTCATGAGCCTGATACTGGAAGCGGCGATCGAAAGGGCAGCCGAAAAAGCACTGAAGGAATTTTTGACTAATAATGTAGCAGATAATGCGGAAACTCCGTATAAAGATAGTGGGGTTTTAGGTATTAAAGTTAATAGGAGGACGCCCAAAATGTCCTGGATGGATTTTTCCGACGCAGAATTACGAATAGTTAATGAGGTTGAAAAAAACCCAGGGATGAAGCAGAACGCAATCATCTCGCTGATGAGTGTTCATGACGATGCTTATCCTGATGGCACTCCCGACGCAGGAACTGTTCGCTTTCTTTTGGCGAACCTAGTAAAGCGAAAAGTTCTCATCGCCAGCAGCACTAATGGTTATACGATAAACGATTCAGATTATCCCCCAGCTAAGAAGTATCCCGACAGATAGTCAAGTTTCACACCGAAAAAACTAAAAGGTCAGCGTCAAAAGCGCTGGCCTTTTTTTGTTTGATATCACCTTAAATTACAGCACATCCATTTAATCAGATCGTAATCAGATCACCGTCTGATTGAGAAATAATTTCAAATGTAGAAGATTACCCTCAGTTCGTGTGGTCTGTATTCTTCCACACGGATGAACTCCAAGGGGCGGCGCAGTTTTTCCTTTTTACTGCGTCGCTTTTTAAAAGCTGAGGACATCAACGCAGTGCCAGCGACTAACATTATCATCCCGAAAAGACCCGTCAGCATTCTGGAACTCTCGCTTCTTGCGGGGGTGAATAAGCAAACAGTTTACCGATGGGAAAAGCAAGGGATCGTGATGGACGGCAGAGTCATAAGGCTGAAAACCTATCGCATCGGTGGTGCGAAACGCATCGAACCGAGAGAGCTCCAGAACTTTTACGACGCATTGAACCCGCAGCTCCCAGAGCGGAAGCTGACGAAGAGGAAAGAAATTAAACACGTGCAGGATGCCGCAGAGCAGGCGAGAGCCTGGCTGAATCAATAATGGCTTTAAAAGAAAATTACATCGAATATGTTCGAGACCTTTTGATCAGGATGATCGACCATGCGCAAAGCGCCGACGCACCTCACACAAAATTTCAGCACGCAATATACGACGAGCGCACGACTGCCCTCGTCAATCATCTTCTCGAGACTCTCGCGGATGCGATTCTCGATGACGAACCACCCCGATCGTGATTCGGGAAACACACTGCCCTCGTTGGGTATCGGGCGCGGTCGGGTGGACTTTACAAGGAGGTTACGAATGGCAGAAGGAAGATTAATGATTTCACGCAAAAGCGGGGAGTCGCTGCGAATCATTTCTGGTGAACACACCACAATTATCACTCTCACGATGGACGGCACTCGAATGCGGGTCAGCATTCAAGCACCGAAAGCCGTAAAGATTTATCGGGAAGAGCTCATCATTAAACCTAAAGCCCTCGAAGGAGCAATCTGATGGAATCTATACCGAACGACGTCCGCGAAGGAATAGAAGCTGCGATCACTCGAGGCATTCAGGATGAGATAAAAAGCACGACCAGTGAGAAGAAACATCGGGAAGAGTTTTTTGCGTCGCTTCCAAAATGGATGGAAAAGTGTCACCGAGGTGATTACGACTACGACACGACTTACGATATCGCCAGTGCGACCTTCGCTCTTCCCGGAGGAGAGAAAATCAGCGTCAAGAGGGCTTGGGGAACTAATTACTCTAAGCCCGGAGAGTTTGACATTTCCATGCACTTTAAATATTGGATGCACAGCAAAAGCCGCTGGTCGAATGCTGACACTTTAGATCACGCAATCTTTTGTGCGACTGAGCTTACTCGTCAAGAGATGGAAGAGAAGGCGAAGGCGAAGCTGCTCCTCGACGCCCAGGAGGAGTCAGCATGAGCCGAATCACGATCATATCGATGGTCGCTAATCAGCGAGCGAAAACAAATATCGGAGGATCTTACACGATTTATCTTGAGGAAGGGAGGTGGTTCTTAAAAGACGAAGATTCGTTTTTCGCTGCTCGAGAGATGAGTTTCATCGATATGTGGAAACTGCTCAGGAGCGAGAACGAATACAACCTCACCCGCTATGGCACAGCGATGAGAAACGACAAACGGTGGGAGACACTTTTTAGAAAAGCCGAGTTCGACAACGTCGATCAATGGGATGAGACTGGCGATCTCATGAGGGAAGTAAACGAAACGCACGAACGACTGACGAAGGAACTTATCACTTTAACCTAGGAGACGAAATGGAATTTAAAAAGGCAACGAAGATCAACAGGAAATTAAGGCTCGCTCTGACGGGCCCGACCGGAGCAGGGAAAACTTATTCTGCTCTTGCGATTGCGTCAGGGCTTTCGAAGAAAGTGGCACTCATCGACACTGAGCATGAGAGCTCGACCAACTACGCAGACGATCACGATTTCGATCTCTTAGTCTTGAAGAATTTTAATCCTCAGAACTACATCGACGCTCTCGCAAAAGCAGCGGAGCATAAATTTGAAGTGGTGATCATCGACTCTCTATCGCACGCATGGTGCGGAAAGGGAGGAGCTCTGGAGCTGGTCGATCAAGCTGCTGCGAGAAATAAGGGAAGCTCCTTCACCTCATGGAGAGAAGTCACGCCTCTTCAGAACAGGCTTATCGATGCGATCGTCAGCGCTCCTTTTCATGTGATCGCAACCATGCGATCGAAGATGGAATCGCAGATGCAGCAGAACCCCGACACGAATCGGATGGAGATCAAGAAGCTCGGGATGGCTCCGATCCAGCGCGACGGCGTCGAGTATGAATTCGACCTCGTCGGAGAGATCGACGCACAGCACAGACTCATCTTCACGAAGAGCAGAATCAAAAGCTTTGCAGATCGGATGATCGTTAATCCCGGAGCGGATATCGGAAAAGAGATTTTAGCCTGGATAAGTTCAGGGAAACCTCAAGAGCCTGAAGAGCTAAAAATCACAGAACCTCAGAGGAAGAAATTGTTCTCGATGTTAACCACGATGGAAAAGGAGGGAAAGATTCTCGGAAGTTTCAAGGAAGATTTAAAAACGAGATATCAGATTGAATCATCGAAAGATTTAACGATGTCTCAGGCGACGGAAGTCATCGAAATTTTAACCCAGTTACAGAAAGTTAACTAGAAAGCGAGACTATATATCATGGGAATTGATCAATATAAAAAAGGCCTCCAACCGACGAAATCATTCGTCGACCCTCTGTCCAGGCTGACCGATGGGGATTACAAGATTAAGTTCATAGGTGCTCCTGAGTTTTATGATTCAGAAAGCTCCTCATCGATCGATTATCATTTCATTCTTTTTAAAGATGATGGCACGACCGAAAAGATTTCGAAGAAACGCTTCTTGAATAATCAATTTCAGATTGATCTCGCAGCAGCGAACTTTATGCAGGCAGGGATCGACGTCAGTCACTGGGCGACATCTGCCGATCTCGCTGTTGAGTTTCGCAGAGCTTGCGAAAAGCTCGCCAACAAAGTGCTCATGATTCGGAAGTATTCTAAGCCGAAAAAAGATAACCCTTTGGAGCGGTGGAGCGACTTCGAAATTCTCGGATTATCGAACGACGCGCCCACTACATCACATGAGGAAGAACTGCCCTTTTAAGGGCTCTCGTAATGCCCTCGCAATCGACTCCCAGAGCTCGGCAAGGTGACGGGATCGAGTCGGTAAAAGCAACAGCGACAGCGAGGGCATCTTTTAACTTTAATCATAAAAGGAGACAGCGATGCAGATAAAGAACTGGGCGAAATTTCAGCACTTTAAAGACGGCTCTCGGAAGCCACCTTGGATTAAACTTTATCGCGATTTACTCGATAATCTTGAGTGGCACGAACTTCCCCCAGACTCCGCAAAGATCCTAATCATGCTATGGGTCGTAGCCAGCGAGAACCACGGCAGATTACCAGACATTAAAAAGCTTTCTTTCCGTCTGAGAGTGACGGAAGAGCAACTGACGAAAGCACTTAACGATCTTAAGGAGTGGGTTTTACTCGATGATATCACGATGATATCAGAGGGATATCAAGTGACACGCCTAGAAGAGAAGAGAAAAGAAATAGAAGAAGAAAGAGAAATAGAAACAGAGCGCGATATCATCACGATGATATCTCCGCTCGGTGTCACCTCAGACAAAAAAGAAACACTCACCCCGGAAGGGGAGCTCGCTCTAGAGTGGATGCACTACCTCAAGCGGAGGAAGGGCAGATCACCGGGAGACAGTCACGCAGACGTGATGATCTTCTTTTCAGAGCTGCTTCGACAGGGTCATTCTAAGGCCTCTCTTATGGCTTTAATCGCCGATCCTGCCCGAGATCGGACTGAGTATCTATTTGAATTCAAGAAGGCCTTAAAAAGCGACCCTGTGCGATCTGGTGCGAAGGGCTTAAACGATCTCGGAAAAGAGGTCGCAGGGTGGGAACTCATTGCAGGAAAAGGAGGTCGATCATGATCGAGACTGTCACTTGGGCCGACTGGGTCGAGTACCATTCTTCATTCTTCGGATGGCGAGAGGATCGGGATCGAAAGATGCTCATGACCTGGGCGAAGTATTTCGACGACGAGTGTTATGGGCCCGAGGAGCTCATGGATGCGACCAGGAGAATTCCTAAGAACGATCCGAAGGCAGCACCCTTCAAACGCGAAGATCATATTCATCATCTCATCGAAGCGGTGAGAACGAAGAGAGAATCTCTCAGAGTGATTCAGAGATCGGAACAGGTTTTTGATTGCAAGCACTGCGCAGGGTCAGGGCTCGTCAGAGTGCCCAGGCTAAAAGATGTGATCAATTATTCATGGCGCAGTAAGTACGCCTGTTATGTCTCATGCTCCTGCGTCTGCGGTGTGATGTTTCAGTCAGCGAAAAATGATAAGCCGATGATGAGACTGCGGGAATATGAGATCAAAAATCCAGACTGGAGAAATCAGATGCGGATGGCTGAAGAGACCGAACGGAAGCTCAACGAAATGCTCATGAAGGATAAGCCACCGACGCATTTAGATAAGCTCATCGACGGATTTGTTAATCGCTTTCAGTTAAAAGCGAAGGAGCGTAAATGAGTTTTATTCCTGAGCCGCCTGCTCGAAAAGCTCCATCACCCAGAGAGCGAGAAGAATTTTATCAAAGCAGGACGTGGGATAAAATCCGAGAGAATGCTCGACGAAGAGATTTTTATATTTGCAGGATCTGTGAAAATAAAAACGCTCTTGATGGTCATCATCTGACTTATGAGAGATGGGGAGGAGGAGAAGAACCTCGAGACATTCTTTCCTTATGCCGAACCTGTCACGGAAAGATTCATGAGAAAATCGAAGATCCAAACGAAGAAGCAAAAGAGAAAGCGGCGATCGAAGCCGACTTTAATGAGCATCTTTTCGAAATGGATTTGATGGGTGGGCTCTGCACTTGCGAGCGATGTTTTTATTTCTGGAGAGAGCACGAGAGATTAAACCTCGGAGCGTTCGGGGTTTAAATTCAGGAGATATTTTTAATTTTACGAAAGGTTTAAAATGGATATTACTAAAGAGAAATTTTTGAAACCCGGCGAAGTTTGCGCCATGCTTCGAATCAGTCGCAGTACCCTTTGGAGTCTGCGGAAGTCTGGCGACTTCCCAGCAAGTTTTAGGATCGGCAAAAGCGAAAGGTTCGCCCTCGCTGATATCGAAAAAATTGTTTCAGCAAACAAGAAGTCGTGATTCAAATAAAGATGATCACGAAACCGATTTCGTGATGATAAGGAATTCAGGAGGAATCATGAGTAATCTTTGCAGGCAGTGCGGCCGATCGATCATTCGAGGAGGCTATCCCGTCAGCGGCAGCGGAAAGCTTTGTCGCTTTTGCGCAGTACGAGCGACAGGCCTTACGACAAAAGCTCTGAGGGCAGCACACGGCGCAAGAATTAAGGGCGATAATTATCGCCGACTCATAAAGCGATTGCGAGAACAGATCGCAAAACACGAAGAAACAGAGGCTTCATTGCAGGAGCGGATCGACTTCCTCGAGGATGAGATCGCTCTGATGCTCGATGATCGCAACACCTACGAGCGGGAGATGCAAAAGCATGGCGACAAGTAATGAAGACATTCTCGATCAGGTCGACGGGATCATCTCAGAGCGAGGCCAGCAGTATGGAGACCCTGCTGACTCGCTTACGGCGATCGCAGAGATCTGGACGACCTTGCTCAGAGCGCAGCTCGGCCCAGGGCAGCGAGTGAGTGCGAGCGATGTGGGGCTTCTCATGGCCTCGCTTAAAATCGTCAGGCAGTCGAACACGCATAAGCGAGATAATCTCGTCGATGCCATCGGATACCTGACGATTGTTTCTAGACTCGAGGAGACCTCATGAGCATCATAAAAACACTCACCGAATTTTTCTCGGGGATGCCTGCACGATCTCCGAAATGGCCTGCGGTGAGAGCTGCTCACATTAAAAAAAATCCGAAATGCGCAGCTTGCGGGAGCTCCGAGAACGTCGTCGCGCATCATGTTTTCCCATTTCATCTTTACCGAGATCTCGAGCTGATTCCATCTAATCTCATGACCCTATGCGAGAACGGTGGGAACTGCCATCTCATGATCGGTCATCTCAAAAACTGGAAGAGCTTTAATGTCGAAGTCAGGAAAGACGCGGAGGCACTATTACAGAAAATAAAGGCTCGACCTTGAGGCTCGAAGTTCCGATTCCTCCTTCGACGAACCAGCTTTTCAGAGCTCGACAGTCTGGCAGGCGCGGGCATTTCTATAAGTCGCGCTGTTATATGGACTGGCTCACTGAGGTCGCACTCATCGTGCCCAGGGGAAAAGCTCGTGAAGGTCTTGCAGAGATCGAGATCGAAATTCACGGAGGCGAGGGATGGACACATCGAAGAGACTTAGATAACACCACAAAAGCGGTGATCGATATGCTCAGGAACAAAGGCTACATTCACGACGACAGTACAAAATATGTTCGCAAAGTTACAGTCTCTTACCATCCTCCGACGGTCAAGAAAGTGCGAGCGATTTGCGTCGTTTACCTTAAAAGGTCAGAATCTTAAATAGTTTTTCTAAGGAGCCCGCATTTGGTTAAGCCAAAACAGCGCTGGTCTGTGGGAACTATTACCGACAGAGTTCATGAACTCCGAGTCAGCTTTCCGAGATCCGGCAGCCGATTCAGATTTCTCGCTCTGACGGATCTCCACTGGGACTCATCGCACTGCGACCGGAACTTCCTTAAAAAGCATTTGGACTTTGCGCTTAAAGAGAACGCTCCCGTCGTAATCGTGGGCGATCTTTTTGACATTATGCAGGGGCGATTTGACCCTCGAGCTGACCCGCAGACCTTGAGGCCCGAGCATCGAGGCAGCAATTACTTCGACTTAATTAGTTCAACAGCGCTCGAATGGTTTGCGCCTTATGCGTCGATCCTCGCCTTGATTACTCCTGGTAATCATGAAGCCGCAGTTATTAAAAGGAATGAAATAGATTTGATCGACAGACTCACGCACTCACTGAGAACACAGTATAAATCTCCCGTTATTTACGGCGAGGATTGGTGCTACCTCCTGCAAAAGTCCGAGCGCACCAGCGTCGGGAAAGCAGACGTGAGAACTAAGAAAATATTCCTGCATCATGGCTATGGTGGAGGAGGAGAATCGGGAAGAGGAATTCCTCAGCACCAGGCGACACGATCTCAGTGGCAGGCTGATGTTTTCATCTCTGGACACATTCATCGACGCAACACAGATCACAACGTCGTGACATCAGTAACCGGCAAAGGAAGAATCGAAACGAGCGATCAATGGTTCGTGAGGTGTGGGAGCTATAAGCAGGAGCTTGACTGCTCATGGCACATCTCTCGAGGTGCAGCAGCTCGGCCTCTCGGTGGCTGGTGGATCACGACGGAAATGAACAGGTCGAAAGCTATCACGACTTACTCGATCTTTCCGGAGCAACCATGAGAAGTCATAAACCACCGCGACATGATGTCAGATTTCACGATGCTCCCGGATGCAGAGCTCCAAGGCTTTCGCCTTCTCGTCGTGGCTATGGTCATCAGTGGCAACAACTTCGCAAGCTTGCTTTTGCTCGATCACCGCTATGCGTCAGATGCGCAGCTCCTGCGACGGACGTCGATCATATTCTTGCGAAAAGTCACGGAGGAAGTGACGCCTTAGAGAACCTGCAAACGCTCTGCCACAAGTGCCACGCGCTTAAAACGTGGCATGAAGACCGCGTCGGAGGTGGATTCGTCAAGCTATCGAAAAGGCCTCAAAAATGATTAAAATTGAGCCCAAAAAGGGGCGGGGGGTCTTTCTTGTTCTAGAGGGGGTCAAAGTACCTCGCGTGGTATCGGTTTACAGATTTTCACGATTTTGAGCATAGTACGGCACTAATTAGGAGGACAGATGAAGATTCGAGACCGAATAAAAGAATTGAGACGAGTAAAAGCTTCGGAGCTAATACCGAACCCGAAGAACTGGAGAACGCATCCGGTCGCTCAACAGGACGCGCTCAAAGGCATTCTTGCCGAGGTCGGTTTTGCAGGAGCGGTGTTGGCTCGGGAGCTCGACGACGGATCGCTCATGTTGATCGATGGGCACATGAGAGCAGAGACAACACACGACCAAGAGATCCCAGTGCTCATCCTCGATGTCGATGAAGCCGAGAGCGATAAACTTCTTGCCACGTTCGACCCGATCGCAGCGATGGCAGAGAGCGATCCTCAAGCTCTCGATGCGCTCCTTCGAAATGTAAACACGGGCAGCGAGGCTCTTCAAAAAATGCTGGCTGATCTGGCTGAGGGCGCAGGACTTTATCTCGATGAAAAGGAAGTCGTCGAGGATGAGATACCGGAACCTCCTGAAGATCCGATCACAAAATCAGGAGACCTTTGGGTGCTTGGAGATCATCGTCTTTTATGCGGTGACTCAACGACGGTCACTGATGTTAAAAAGCTAATGGGTGATGAGCGATCGGATCTCATGCTTACCGATCCACCTTACAACGTCGATTACACTGGGAAAACAAAAGACGCACTTAAGGTCGAGAACGATTCAATGAGCGATGCTGACTTCCGAAGATTTTTAGTGGCCTGCTTTAAGAATGCATTTGACTCTATGAAACCCGGAGCGTCTTTTTATATTTTTCATGCCGATAGAGAAGCTTACAACTTTATTGGATCTATTCGTGACTGTGGCGAAAAAATTCGCCAGTGTCCAGTCTGGGTTAAAAATTGTCTCGTGATGGGCAGACAGGATTACCAACAACAGCACGAGCCGATTTTATACGGATGGAAGCAGGGCGCTGCACATTCGTGGTTTAGTGGTCGAGCAGATACTACAGTCTTTGATGACTCAAGGCCGAAAGATTTAACAAAGCTTAAAAAGAGCGAACTCCTTGCGTTTGCTCAGTCTCTTGTTTCTCAGATGGAAAAGCACGAGACCACAGTTCTTCGAGAAGTAAAACCGAATGCAAGTATTGATCACCCCACG